GTTCGACGCGTTGCCGTTCTTACGGACCGTGAAGCTCCCCGTTGTATTGTTGATGACGACCTCGAACTCAAACGCGAACCACTGGCTAGCGACTGTCACCGCGCCGGTGTAGGTCGCCAGGGCCGTGCCAGTCGGGCCGCCGGAAGCCAGCACGATCGCGCCGTCGCTGCGAAATACGATGGAGCATTGCGCCGTTGCGCCGTCGCTGAGGCTAAGATACATGCCAAGCGTCGTGCCGCTCAGCGCCGCCGTCTGCTCGAACGCGCAGACGATGTGATGAACCGCATCGTTAGAACCAGATGACTTCACCAGATATACACCGTTAAGGCTGCTGCGAAGCGCCTGACCTCCGGTGAAGCGACCGGGCTGGATGCTCCATGAAGTGCCTCCCGTGCCGCTGTCCCAATAGCCCGCGGTCGCATCGCCCGTCGCGGCGTAGAGGTCGAACCCGTCGCCGAAGCAGAACGCCATCCCCTAGCTCCACGTCACGTTGAGCGACAGCAGCGCGTCAGTTGGCGAGCCGGTCGCTGCCGTGATGACGACGCCAATGCGCTGCCCTGCGGTGAACGTGTTGGCCGCCGTCGCTGTTGCGGTTGCTGGCGTGGCACTGCTGACGGCGACTGCAGCGAGGCCGGTGACGCTGGTGCCGGCGATCTGCACGTTGCACGTGAAACTGCCGTTGCCGGTGAAGTACGTCATCGAGTTGACGGTGCCGCCGTATGGCGCGTCATAGACGAAATACAGCGTGTCATTGGCGACGACCGCGCCGGTATCCCAGGCGAGTTGCATACGTGCGGCGTTGCGGGCGGTCACGCCACCACTGGGGGCCGCGATCCACTTGGTGGCATCCCACTGGAGCACAGCGCCGCCGGGCAGGCTGAAGTTCGTGCCGGTGGTCGGGGAGTTTGGCAGGTCTATTGCCATCAGGACTTCGTCTCCAGCGCCTGCACGCGCGCGGTGAGCGCGGCCAGCGATGTGTTCATGTATTGCAGCGTGACGGCATCCATCGGTCCCTCGGGATGCGCTTCGAGCGTCAACGGCGCGGGTGGCGGCGGCTCGGGCGGGATCGGCGCCGGGTCAGGTGTGTTGCCCTCGGCGAGCCACGCCTGATACTCCTGCCAATCTCTGTTGCCGCCGTCGTTCGGGATGTGCGCTTGATCCTCGACGCGCAGCACGCCGTCCGAGTTGGTGATGAGCTGGTATGGTTGTGCCATGACTACAGGTCCGCACTGGCGGTGAAGGAGGCTTGCCAGTTGAACCCACCCGTTGCGCCCGATTGGCCGCTTGGCAGAATGCCATACGAGCCAACCGGCGATACCCCACGGCTGCCCATCCCAGTTGCAATGACATCAGCAAAGGTGAGGGTTGGTGCGGCGCGCATAGCGACAGGCAGCAATAGGATATAACCCACGGTTACCGCTGCAGCTGGCGTGTAACCCAACAAGCCGAACGCGCCGACCTGATAGAACCGCTGACAGCGCAGAAGGCTGAGTGCCGGACTGACCCGCTCCGGCGGCGTAGCTACCGAGCCAATCTCGAGTTGCGCCTGGCTGACCGTTCCAGCGTTGAACTCGACGGTGATCGCTGTATTCCGCACCAGCCCGGTCGCGCTGACCGGAGAGGCGCCATAGCTGCCGGCGTTGATGCGACCCTGCGCGGTGCCTGTCCAGGACAGTGTGTAGGTGCCACCCTCGACACTGACGGATTCGATGATTTGCTGCAGAGTGCCTGCGGTAATGGTGAGTATGGTTGTCGGATATGTCTGCGAGAAGGTATAGGTGCAGCCGCCGCTGCCGGCTTTCCATCTGTCGTGGGCATACGCTCCCGCAGCCAATGCCGTGCCGCTGGTATAGCTGCGCTGGTTGATTGAGAATCCGCTATTGTGTATCCGGTTGCGCCCTGTGCTGTTGTAGGTCGGCGCCACCGCAGCGGTCACAAATGCCGTGGTAGCGATGGAGGTATCGTTGTCGCCGGCTGCCGGGGTGACGGCTCGGGCGTCGCCGGTGAACACCGGCGCGGCCAGCGGGGCGTATGGCGCCAGCGCCGTGGTGACCTGTGCAGCGGTCTGGTAGCCGCTGGGATTGCTCGCAGCATAGCGGCTGGTGTCGGTCGGGTGCACATGGTCGGCACGCGCCCAGGTCGTGCCGGTGCCCACCGCCGCCACGCCGTCCATTGCCGGCGTCGTGCTGGAGGCGGTCGGCACCTGTTGCAGCGGCACCGCCTGCAATGCGCTCGCAGCGTTGCCAGCCAGCGTCAGTGCGCCGGTCAGCGTGTCGCCGCTGACGTTGACATAGCGCGCATCCGCAGACGCCAAATCCAACGTGCCGGTGCGGATGATCTGCCAGATAGCGCTGGTGCTCTGCCAGATAATGCGGTCACCGTTGGCAACGGTTGCGCCGGCAATGCCGGGAACGCCGGCCGGCACTGTCTCGGGCACGGCTGGATTGGCAGTCACCGCGAAGTAGTTGTCGCTGTTCAGCGTGCCGCCGCCGCTAATGCTCGGCGTGTTGGCCGCAACCTGCCACGTGCCGCGATAGCGCAGAAGGCTCGCGTTGGTATTATCGACGTATTGCTTGGTGGACGCCTGCAAGGCGCTGGCCGGATCACCTGGCAACGTGAGCCCGCCGGATAGCGCGCCGCCGGTCAGTTGCAGATAGCGAACGTCGGCCTGACTCTGCGTTAGTCCCCCGCCGCCGCCGCTATTGGCGACCACCCACTGCGACGAGTTGGGATCGACGTACCACAGGTAAAGCTGGCCGCCGACGCTATCCCACCACTGTTGGCCGGACGTCGGCGATGCCGGCGGTGTGTCACTCACAGTGACCGCGGTGCCGCCACCCGTGCCGTTCGCCGCTGCCGTGATGCGGCCCTTGGCGTCGACCGTCAGGCTGGTGTTCGTGTAGCTGCCGGCGGTCACCGCCGTCGTGGCAAGCGTCGGGTTGGGATAGGTGCCGGTCAGATCGCCGCCGGCAGGGCCGGTCAATGACCCCGCTGGTCCTGTTGGTCCCGCTGGCCCTGTTGCGCCTGTCGGCCCCTGCGGCCCGGGTGTGGCCGGTCCTGCCGGACCCTGCACGCCTGGTGGCCCACCAACACCTGGCGGTCCCGGATCTCCCTGCGGCCCTTCTGGACCCGGCGGACCACGCCAGTCCTCGCCGGTCGGATCCGGCGGCACATCGGGTGGCCGCGGCGAGCCGCCAAAGTCCAGGCCATCATCCGGCTCGCTGAGCGGCGTGGCACTGAAGTTCAGGCCGTCAGCGACCATCAGAAGTAATCCGCCCGCACGAGTTCACCGGAACTCTCCAGTGCAATCATGCGAGCCAGGGCGATATCCGCCGCAACGTCAGAGCGCGCATCGGCCGGCATATCGAACAGCGGCGCGAGGAGGTTTGCGGCTTTGACCACATACGGCTCCTCGGCGGCCGGCGGTATGTCCCATACGCTCCACCTCACCCTGCCGCGCGCGCTCAGGTCGTTATGCACTGCCATGACGGCGTCCTGCGCATCGGTCGGCGCGCGATAGACCATCGACGCCCGCTTTACCCTGGCCTCGAGCGCCGGGATCAGCGACGGGTCGGCCTGCTTGCCAAACGACGAGGCCAGCGCGATCGCGGTAAGCCTGGTGTATTCCTCGGCGACCGATGTCGGGATCCCGGTATCGTCCCAGAACACGTTGGCCTGTGCGGTAAGCGACGCCTGCACCGCCTGCACCTTGGCGAGTGCCAGGTTCTGCGCGCGGATGATGCGCGAGACGGCGGCGATACGCTGCTCCAGCACCGGCAGCATGGCCGCATCGGGCTGCCTGCCGAACGACGAGGCCATATGCAGCGCAGCGAGGGCGGCATATTCCTCAGAGACCGCGCTGGTGATTGCCGCACTGGTCCAGTCGGCAATGCCCTGCGCGACCAGGTTGGCGTGCACCGCGGCCACTGCGTTCTGCGCCAGCGTCATGTCGGGCGTCGATGGCGTTTCGTCCGACGCGATCACGCCGAGCTTGGTCAGGGCCAGCGTGGCAATGGTATCGGATGGAACGACCGCCGCCTGCGTCAGCGGCACCTGCGCGGTGGCGATCTCGCCAAGTTCCACGAGTGCGTTGGTGGCGATGGCCGCCGGCGACAGCCGCGTATTCAGCGGCGGGCGATCGGCCACCGGCACGACCGCAACGCCCAGCCTGCGCAGGGCGCGCTCACCGAGCGTTGCGACCGATGCCGTCACTTATGCGCCGCCTGTGCATCGCCTGTCGGTGGCGGTGCTACCGGCACGTCGGCCGGCTCGGTGATGAGCCCGGCAGCCAGGCTCGAGACGCGCGATGCCGCGCCAGCGCCCGGTGTGGCGTGGGCGGCCGCGATCTGCTCGTTCGCTTTGGCCTGCGCCTCGGCTGCCGCCTGCCGCGCCTTGCGCACTTCCAGCGACGGCGGCGGGCCTGACGGTGCCAGCGGATCGAGCCCGATCGCGATCAGATGCGCGTCGCGTGCCGCGCTGTTCTCCTCGATGGTCCCACCGATGCCACCGCGCGCACCGAGCGAGCCGTCGCCGTTGTAGTCGAGGATGATCTGCGCGCCGATCGAACCGAAGGAGCGCGTCTCCCGCAACTCGGCTGCCTGCTTGTCGGCAGCTTGCCGTTCGGCCGCCGAGGGCTGCCGTGGCCGCTCCTGCTGCGGCTGATGCTGCTGTGCGGGTTGCGGCTGTGGCGGATGTTGCTGCGGGTGTTGGGTGTCACTTGCCATGGTTGCCTCCTATGCGTCGGCGACAGCGGTGGTGAAGATGGTGAAGATACCGTTGTCGACGGGCTTGGTCGTATCTACAGTTGGATCGACACCAAACCGCAGCTTGCCGATGCCGCGGATCTCCTGAATGCCTACCCCATGCATATAGCCGTAGTCTCGCGTGTTGGTTGTGGACTTCATCCTCTGCGCCCAGGCGCAACCGAGTGCCTGCGCGCCGCACAGGAACGAAGCCGCGACATCGACACCGCCGGCGCCAGCCCCGGTGATGACAACGAGTTCCGGTATCTCGCGGATGATGATGCCGTCGTAGATGATGTCACCGCCGGTAAACAGCGGATTGTCGCTGCCGCGGTTCCACGCATATTGCAGCGCGTTGGTGATGACCGGATCGAGCAGCAGATCGCGGAACACCAGCGACGGCATGAAGCAGACGTACCACTCCTCGTCGTCGTTGACGGTGATCGGCCGCAGGCGCGGATTGGCGGTGCGCGCCATACGCTTAGCCAATGTGAGGATAGCCGCGCTCATGCGGTCGCCGGGCGATGCCAGCGTGAGCAGTGCGGTGGCCATGACACCGGAGACGGCGTTGCTCTTCTGGTGGCCGAACAGCACGCGATCGGCGTTGTTGACCATCCAGGTGTTGCGCTGGCCGGCGGTGGCTGCGCCGTAGCTGACCTGCACGTTGCCGTCCGCGGTGATCGCGCCGAGCGACGTGATGATGTCGCTGCGCATCTTCTCCAGTTCCCAGGTCATCAGCGCCTCGCGCGCTGCTTCCCTGAGATCGACCACCGACTTCTGCTCGTCCCAGTCGCTGACCGCGACCGCATGCCGGAAGGCACTGACGACCAGGTTCATCGAGCGGAGGTTGAGGAGTTCCTCGTTGCCTTCGAGGATGGTGTTGCCGGTGACGCCGGCGCCCACCAGGCGGCGCATGGCGGGGAACACCACGGTATCGCCGGCTTTGCGTGTCAGATCCTCGCGAACCTGGATGAGCGAGCCTGTGCTGGTGCCCATGTATTTCGCGAACTGGTTACGACGCACGTACTCTGAGAAAAAATCACTGTCCCAGATAAGCGGGGTTAAGCCGGCTCTGGCCGGCGTTACGTTCATGTCAGCCATTTGGCTGAACTCCTGTCGCTGAGGTTGAGGGGTTGCTTCAGTTTCGTTTCGGCAACGCCCGTAACCTCGGCGGCAGGAGACGCCCGGATATCAGCCCGGCGGCGGCTTGCGCTGATGACGCTCAGTGCTGGCGTGACGCCCGATTACCCACGGCGGCTGGGCAGGCACGGCACGACACGCACCCCGTCAGTGACGGGAAGCGCTCCGATCAGGCCGGCGCAGGATGTCATCGAAGCTCGGCGGCCCGGTGAACGTGGTGGTGGTGCGTCCGGCGACACTGCGCGCGTTGGCGAGCGACGGCGCCATACCGGCGACCGGTGATGGACGCGCCGCTCCGTTGCCAGCCTGTGGCGTCAGCATCTCGGCTTCCCACTTTGCACGCAGTTCGGCCTCGACGCGGGCGCGGAATGCCGCTGGATCGTCGCCGATCTCGGCGTGCTGGCGCAGCCGGTCCATCTCGCGGATCATCCACCCGTACGGGTTCGGCTGGTTGTACAGCTTGTTCCACAGCGCCTGATCTTTGTCGGCGTGCTGTTTGAACTCGGTGACGTACTCGCGCAGCTTGTCCTCGCCGATCTTGTCGGTGACGAACGCCTCGCTGAGATTCAGCCGTTCGTTGAGCAACTGGCGCTCGCGGACCACCTCCTGATAGCGCAGATAGCCGTAGAGGTCGGTCTGCGGATCAGGCATCGGCGGTAGCTGATACTGCGGAGGCGGCTGTGGCTGTGGTGCGGGCGCCTGCTGCGCGCGCTTGAACTCCTCCAACTGCTGCGCCAGTAGATCGGCCTTGGCCTTCTCGGCGGCGGCCTTGGACTTCCAGTCGTTGCGCACCTTCTCGAGCGCGGAGAACGGCACGGTGCGGTTGTCGCCACCCTGGACGTGCTGGAGCGCCTCGTCCTCGGGTTCTGGCTCCGGCTCTTTGGCCGTCGGCTCCTTGGCCTCTGGCGCCTTCGCTGTGGCCTCTGGCTTGGTTGTGGGCGGCTTCTGCTGCTGCGCCCACGCCTGCGGGTCGATCAGTGGATCGGCCGGCTCGGGCGCCTGTACGGGCTCCTGGGGCGGCTGCGCGGCCCCCTCCTGCGCCCCTGCTGCCAGGAACGAGTCCAGTGCTGGATTGTCTGCCATGTTGTCCTCGGAGATTAGGCGCTGGTCAGTGCAGTTCCCTGCGCGCCTTCAGTGCGAGAAACTCTGCCCAGTCAGCCTCGAACTGCTCACGCGATGGATTGCGGAGGAGACGCCGGCACACGTCCCACATCTCCTCCTTGTCGAGGTGATCAAGCCGTGCATCCGGCATTTATGGTCCTGCGGACTGTCCCGGCTGCGGGATCGGCGTGCGCGCCAGATGGTCGGCGCTGATCAGCTGATTGACCGCCCCGGCGTGCGTCGCCAGGTTCTGGTGCGGGATCTGCCCGACCTTCGCCGCCTGCAGCGCGGCATCCGCCTGCGTCTTGCGGATGTTGGCGTGCTTCTGCGCTAGGTCCGCGATGTGGTGGGCGAGAGCGACATCGGGTGCCATCGCCTCCGCATCCGGCAGCGGCTGTGCCGGATTGTCCGGCGGCGCGTTCAGGTCCATCTGCATCGTATGCGCGCCGTGGACGATGTTGTGCTTGCGCTCAGCGGCCAGCGCGAAGTTAGCCGCCGCGGTGCCTGCGTCTTTCTGTATTCCCGCCTGGGTCTTCGCCGCACCAAGCTGTGCCGCCTGCTGGCCCATCTGCGCCTGCTGCTGCTGGTGGTCCTTCATGCGCTGCAAGATCGCGTCCTTATCGCGCAGGCTGCTCGCCGCAATCAGCACGTCGCCCGGTATCAGACCCGGCTGCAGCGACGCTAGTTGCACCAGGGTCTGGAACGTCTCGGCCTGCAACGCCGGAATGTCCTGGCCCTCCTGGATTGTGATATCCACATCCAGATCCGTGATGTCGTTCTGAATGCCGATGACCTGCTGCAGTCGCGGATCACCCGGTTGCAACTGCATCTGCTGCATCGCCATCGCGCGCTGCTGGACCGGCATCTCGGCCAGCTTGTCCTGCAACGTAATCGGCCGGTTGATGCCGACCCATCGCGTGTCGTTCAGCTCATCCGTCACCCTCACCCATTTCCCCGCCGTCCAATACTCCCGCGCCGCCATCCAGCACATCTCATAGACGCGCCGCGCCCACATCCGCAGGCTGTCGGCCAGCGGCTCATTCTGTGTCGCCCCACCAGCTTGCTGCGCCAGGATCGCCCGCCCCGACAGCTCTCTAGGATCAGTCCCTGACATCGCCGCATTAGGCCCGGACAGCTGCATCTCCTGCACCGCGTGCTGCAGCAACTGGAACTGCCCCTGCGCCATATTGGCGCCGTCGGCGACCTCGAACTTCATTCCGGGGGTGATTTCGACATACCCATCCGGCCGCGCCACCTCGCGCCGCGCCGCGTCGACATCCTTCACCGCGCCCTGCTCGGCGATGACCTGATGCACCGCCATCTGATGAATTGCCTTGCTAAACGCCTTGTTGATCATGTCCTGGGGGCTTAACAAATCCCGGATCATGCCGTAACGCGTGTTGTCCAGGTCGGTGTAGCTGCTCTGCAGGATCAGCGGACATGCGCTCTTGCCGTGGCGATCCTTGAACCGAGACCGCTGCGGCTCGGTCAGATAGCCGCTCCGCGTATAGGTCGCGCTCCACCACTCGCTGCGCTCCGACCAGTGGCATTGCACCACGCGGCAGCGCGTGCGCTGGCTGTCGGTCCAGACCAGATAGTCCGGCCGGTCGGCATACTGCGTCGCGTCGTTCTGCGAAAACGACGTATCGATCACATCGCCAGCATCGGGATAGATCTCATACAGCTGATCGCGATCCATCCAGATGACGATGCCCTTGTAACGCGCATCCAGGAAGTCATCCTGCCGTGAATGCGGATCGTACCAGATGCGATCCCACGGCACCTGCTTCAGCGTAATATCAGCGCCGCCCTTGCCATCATCCTCGAGGCCGACCTCGCAGCCACCAAATCCCTCGACCAGCATTTCGTTGAACACGTTGGAGCGCAGCGGCTGGAAGTCATTGTCGTCGGCGATGTAACGCAACGCCTGCGTCGCAGCATCCGCCCGATCCTCCTCTGTTGGCGTGCGCGGAAATGCCTTCGGGTCGGTGCGCGCCTTGCGTTCCAGCCCGCACAGTAGATCCACCTTCCTCCTGCAATAGTTGAACGTGATAGGAGGCTGATGGCGCTGGTTGAGGACGTTGAGTTCCTCCTGCGTCCACTGCTCGCCGTCGACGTAGGCGCGGCATTGCTCGGACGACTGGCGACTGTCCATACTGGCGCGCTCGGCCTCCTCGAACCAGCGGATCAACCGTGTGTGCTGCTCGTCGAGGTCGCGCGGAAAGTCCGAGCCAGCGCCGTTGTATTCGGCAACGGCAACGGGCCAATCATTGCGGCGATTGAGGAGAGCGGTGTCAGACATGGATGATTGGACCGAAATTCCTGCCGCGTTCTGGGCGGCCCTGACCTTCGAGGAGTTCAACGGGATCTGCGCCAGAGATGGTCTACTGACCCGGGCGCAGACCTTGCGTGCGTGGCAGATGAGCGGCGGCAGCGGCCCGCCACCTGCTGGTCGTATGCGGTTGTTGTTGGCCGAAGCAGACGTTGAGCGGTGGATACAAAGCCTTAAAGACAAGGGCTTTGGACAGCGCCGACATTAGATCCGCCCGAGCAGCAACAGCACGAGCAGGATCAGCACCACGATGCCGAGACCACCCACACCGTAGCCGTAATACGGATACGTGCCGTAGTAGCCGCCGCGCCAACCCCAGCCGCCACCAAACAGCAGCAGGATCAGCAGCACGACGACGATCAGCCAGAACGGGTTCACTTACCGCGTCCTGCCCGGCTGACCTTGCGCGCCTGCGACAGCGCAATGGCAGTGGCCTGCTTCGGGTTAGTGACGACCGGCCCCTTGCTGCTACCGCTATGCAGCTTGCCCTGGCCGAACTCGTGATAGGTCGTAGCCATCTTGGCCTTGCCCTTGGGGCCGAGGCCGGCTGTGCTCTTGGCCATCACACGTCGCTGCCGGGGCCGGGCCGCGTCTTGAACGCCGGCTCACGGTTCACCGACTTGTTCACGCTCGCGCCCGGCGTGGTGCGGTAGGCCGCCTCGTTACCCGGACCGGCGGCCCGACTGGGCCTAGACGGTGGTGCTGCGCCTGGCACACGCTTGCTCGGATGCGCCACCTCGCGAATGCCCTTGGCCATGGTCAGTACTCCCTTCCCAGCATCGGTGGCACCTGCTTGCGTGCCGCCTGCATCACGTCGTCCAACCACGAGCGCAGCCATTCGCGCTCCAGCTTGTGGCCCTCACGCGCAGCGCTCGCCAGCATCTGGTCGGTCCAGCTGTCCAGCTCCGCGCCGACCGCGCGCTGGAACTCCGCGCCGCTCATCGGTGGTTCTTCGGTCATGCGTCACCACGTTGGCTGCGTTCGCGCAGTTGCTCCCATTCCTGCAATGCCTCACGCGCCTTCACCATCAATGGATCGGCCATCCTGCGCCGGCTGTCTTGCATGTAGGCTTCTGCGAAGTCTGCCATTTCGTCGCGCACCTTCTGCCACTCCTTGGCTTTAGCGCAGCCCTGCAACCGCTCCAGTACAAACGCCGCACCGGAGGCGAATAGACTCTTGCCTTGGGGAGTGTCGGTGAACAGGCTTTCGGACCAGTGGGCGATTGCTGCCTTGAATGCTTCATCGGCTGTCATGCCACTCTCCATCCTGCGGGGCTGCTCTCCTGCCCGGCGCGCGCAAACGCTGCATCCCACGAGTCCCGCACCACGACCTTCGGCGCATCCTGCACATACGGCCGGCTGAGGCATGCATAGCGCAGCGCGTCGGGCGCGTGGTCCTCCATGTCGGTATCGACATCCTCGGGCCGTGCATCGTCATGCTGCAGCGCCGGCAGCGTGCGGATGATATCGCGTGCGGTGCTGAACAGCAGCAGCATCGGCCGCTCATCGGCATCGCCGACCAGCCGCGAGCGCACCTGATCCCAGCCGCCCATCGCACCACGCTGCGGCACGCGCTTGTTGTCGGCCGGGCGGAAATGCACACCAACCTGGCTCATGCGTTGCGCAATGCTCGGCCCACCGTCCTCGGCGAACATCGCGGGGTCGGCCACGCCTACCATTGTCCCCGGGTCGTCGACCTCGCGTTCCCGAATCCCCGAGGCGACGGCTTCCGCGGTCATCTTGAGGCCGACGTTGGGTTCTCCTGGCCGCATGCCGTACCACTCGCGGTAAAGCACGAGCGCGCCGCGGGCGATGTCGTGCATCGAGCCATCGCTGACCGCCCACCAGTGGCAGCAGAACGGACGCGCTGATCCCCAATCAAACGAGCGGAACCGCGCCCAGTGTGCTGGCAGCTCGCGTGGTGCGATGACGTGGCGTGCCATGGAAAATTCCGGAAAGAAAGCCCCGCTAACAACGGACCAGTCACCCTCGAGCCAGGCGCGCACAAGCTCTGGGCTGCCGCTGGCCTTGAGGCGCTGCACATAGTCCGGACCGAGGTAGGCGTTATCGGATACGCGGCTCGGAATGTAGATGCGCTCGAGGCCGGTGCTTTCATCTGTAATCACCTGCCAGCCTTGCGGCGCAGGATCAATGTAGCGGGCACGTACCCATTGATGTCCTGCGCCGCCCGGGTTGCCGGTCATGCGGATGCCGACCGGAACGCCAGCGCCACTGCGCAACGTGGCCATCAGCTTCATGATTGGAACCGGTGACGGGAAATTGCCGATTTCCTCGCAGTATATACGCGTGTAGTTATGGCCTTGGTATTGCTCAGCGTCGGGGTCGCGCTCGAGGTAAGCGAAGGTGATGCGGGCGCCGTTCGGCATGATGATGCGCAGTGGCGAGTATGTCGCGGTCGCGCCTACCTTTGTATATACGGCTCGGGCTTGCTCGAACAGGTCGAGCAGTTCGATGCGGGTGCGGCGAATCATGAGCCCGACTGCGTTTTCGCCGTATTGATCGCTGTGTAAGGCCCAGTCGCCGATGACGCCCCACGATTTCCCGCCACCACGAGCACCGCCGAAGAACACCTCGAACAGCGGGCAGTTGACGAACATCTCCTGCGGGCCTGGCTGGGGCTCCCACGCGGTAATGCGGTCATCTCTGGTAAATGTCAGCATCGCTCACCGATGCGCGGGCGTGGCTTATGGGCGGTATTGCCGCCGGCCGGAGGGATGCGCCGTGATAGCACTCTCGTCACGGAAGCAACTCGGCACCGAGGCCTCGTGCTCGGCAGTCCAGCCGTCCTCCGACACCGGGTGATCGGCCAGCATCAGATAGGCATTGCGCGACAGCGGCACACCGCGGTCGATCATGCCGGCCAGGATGGGGTCGTGGTCCTCCGCGAGGCTGCGCACGGCAGCGGCGCGGGATACGATCTTCTCTCCGGGGTGGTCGCTCATCGGGTCGGTACTCCAGGCGGGACCGATGGGCCCGGCGGCTTCCACCACTGCGGCGGCTCAATCCCTCCTCCGTGTTGTAGCACGAGGCGGCGGGCAGTATCAGCATCAATATCGCCGCGCTTGAACCGGTTCCAGATATCCCAGTTGTCGTTGTAGAACTGATTATCCCGCTTTTGCTCCGGCGAGAACAGCCCGCGCACGCCCTCCCAGGTGATCGACTGCAACTGCCGCGGTAGCAGCCCCAGCCTCTCGGCCGCCTGCCGGTAGGCGTCGGCATAGACGCCGTACGCGCCCTTGCTGCCGGTGGTCGCATCCTCTGACCCGCTCATGCCGAGGCCTAGCTTGACCACTGGGTCGCTGCCGCCGAGCGGGCGCAGATGCGCTGCGGCTATCGCGTGGGTGTCGATCGTCACGTCGCCCAGGTCGGAATCTGGGCTGGCGATGTTGTTGTGGAAGCTGCGCACCTTGTGATTGCCGCCAAGGCCGCGGCTGATGCCCTCGATGCTGCCGTCGCCCTCGAGCGCCTGGATCGCCTTAGTGATCTCGGTGAACGAGCCCCAGGCCACCTTCCGCGGTGAGCCGTCACTGTTAAGCACGGTGTCGCCGAGCTCGCCCTCGGGCGTCACCACTGGGTAGTCCTTCGAATTGTGCGCCTCGTCGTAGGCGCGCACCCACAGTGCCTTGGCCGCAGCCCTGGTGTCTGGATTGTTGATCGTGTCGAGGTCGTTGTAGGTTTTTCCCTGCACGTGCCGCAGCGCCAACTGCAGATCCTCCAGCGCGGCCTGTTTGGTGGGCGTGTCGGCGTCCTTGGCCTTCGATGCCACGTAATCAGCGGCCCAGCTGCCCATCTC